CCTAATTCTCAGACTGGCGTGGAATGGAATTGCCTTACCACCTGGGCTTATCAAAGGATCACCATGCATTACACCGATCGCATCACGTAACTGATTTATGCACAAGAACGTAACGTTATTGTGTCCGATGACACCGGTGATCTTGCGCATTCCCTTGCTGATAATGCGTGCCTGTAGACCCATCGTTGATTGGTCATAATCGCCTTCAAGTTCTTCTTTTGGAGACGTTGCTGCAACGCTGTCCCAAACAACAAAGATTGGAATGTCTTTTGTTGCAGGCAATTGTTTTGCCTTTAGGACGATCGTTTCTATGATGTGAAACACATTTTGAGTGCAGTGTTCATCAACGTATACGAACCTCTTTCTTACGTCAATACCGACTTCCGCAAGTTTCTGTATCATCGTAGCATTCTCACTATCAATATAGACGACGAGACCACCCATTTGTTGGACGATCGCGGCGGTATGATATGCTAGATGCGATTTTCCTGAAGATGGTGGACCAGTTAACTCTATGATACGACCCTCCGGATACCCTCCTCCTACGGCATTTCTGATCAGGTAGTCAAGTTGAACGGAACCGGTTGACAACCATCGTTTTACGATTGTCGGAGCATCCATTTCGTTCAGGTTATAAGCAACTCTTAATCCCATTTCTTTGTTGATACTGCGTATTAAATCAACTGTAAAATCTTCTATGCCTTCTGCAATTTTTCCATCACTAACTGTTGCGGATTCTTTTTTTCCTTTAGCCATTTGATAACCTCTTTATCTGTTAATCTTACTAACGTTAAGCCAGCATGTTTAAATTGTTCGTTTTGTTTCCTGTCACGTAACCATTTTTATAGATCACCTGATCTCTAAGTTTTATAGAGTCTTTAATAACGTTTATGTCTCTATCTAAACCATGCCAATAAACACCGTCAATTTGAATGAAAATATCGTTCATTTTCATATCAATTGGTTTGTCAAAAACATTAATTTGTTTTTCTACTGTTACTCCCGTTTCAACGAGTGCATCATAAAATGAACGTTCAACTTTTGATTCATTGTAACTTCCATTTAATTTTCTTGTTTCGTGCGATTTTTGCCAAACACCCGGAATTCTTAATGCATGTTCAACTCCATATCGTTCCATCAAAATTTTCTTTAGACGTTGAGTGTCTTGAAAAACTCGTTTAAATCCATAGTGTTTGAATGTTGTTGAATTAACTTTTTCTGAAATTAATCCGCCTGAACGGCGAGCAATTGCAGCGCATGATCGATTGCAATATATTTGTTTTTTGTTGTGTTTCGTATATGTGAATTGTTTTTGACATGTTAAACATGAGCGCGAAAATTCTTTATGTCTAGATTTACAAATTACACCTCCTGATTTACGTGCTAACGTAAGACAAGAAAAATTACAAAAAGTCAATTTGGCATTTTTTTTGATTTTTATTGTCTTACCACAATGATCACACTTTCCTAATCTCGTAACACAACGACATTTTACACTACAATAATTTTTTTGTTTATTTGACTTTTATACCTTTTGAATGGCATTTCACAAACAATACATGACAACTCAATTAACGATTTTGACATAATCATATTATTGTTCATTTTATTAAAATCATGAATTAAGTCTATGACAAATCCTTGGAGCGAAACCCTGGGACTTGCACCCAGATCTCTTCCGGGGGACCGGAAATGTTCTACTTGAACTAGGCTCGCCTTTTTATTGACGAATCAGTCGTCGTTCATCAACTCATTGAACGCTTCGTCAAGGCTTTTCTTCTCAACGGGTGCTTCATCATCATCATCAGACGCCGCTTTTTTCGACTTTGTTTTTGCTGGCTTTTCGGCCTTTACATCGGTCGTCTTAACTTCACTTACAAGTTTTTCAAGCTCATCAGCTGGTGCAGATGCACCCTTTGACGTACCATCAGAAGAATCTGGCGTATCAGAACCACCAGACAACCAATTATTCAAGATTGTTTCAATCTCACTAACAGATTTGAGTCGATACATATCCTCAAGATTTGGAGTGGCATCGAGCCATTTCTTCATCTGTTCAGCGTCACCAGAAAGTTGTGATGACTTACGAGAAGGATCAACAACTGTATCCTGATACTGCTTTCCTGGTTGCTGAGAGATACTAACTTTAAGATCGAATCCCGCTTCGGGATCCAAGATATCACCAACATCTTCATCTGTAAAGAATCCAAGTAAACGCTGATATACAATCTTTCCAAAAGACCATACCAATACACCTTTATCTTCTTGACCCCTAACAACAACTGGCATATATGCCCTCATTTTTGGTTGAAGTTTCTTTGCAAGAAGACGATCTTCAGGCTTCCCAGAAGAATACAATTTTCTAATCAGATCATGAATTGGATCTGGTTTTCCGAACTGATTCGGAGTCAAGATGCCTGGGTTATTTCCAATATAGTAGAAAAACTTTTCCTGAAATGGCATCCCATCAGGTGTTGACTTCCATGGAAGTCCTCGTACCTTATGCTCACCAACACCTGGTTTCCAGAGTTGGACTGAAGAGTTCTTTCGAACTCCACTAAGTTCTTGTACACGACGACGAATTGCTTCTAAATCTAATCCCATTTTTTAATTTCCTTTTTCCTAAATGTGAACGAATGCAACTGCACTATGCAGTTGTCATATCATACAACTAAGTGATTTAAAGTTCAACGCAATATCACTTTTTGCGTTTATTTTTTTTGCGACCAAGTAAATCTGGATCAGTTCCAAGAGGGACTGTATAGCCTGCGACGGAACCCACTCCAGAAAACTCGTTAACGCCTTGATCCGCTTCTTGTGAATCATCTTTATTTCCGCTACCCTTTTCCGAATCCGCTTTTACCAATTGTTGAGGAACACGCGCATTGCATGCCTCATTAACCGCTAATCTTATGTACCTCACGAGCAAATTGCTCATGTTATAAATATAACGAAGACGAGGAAAAACTATCTTTATTCACCTTGTTCAGGCCAATATTTAACATGTTTTTCTTCCATCGTTGCTATGTAATCTGCGGTCTGCAAAGCATAAACAAGAGGATTAATCTTAAGACAATATGGTTTATTATCTTGAACAACAAATCCATCATTCAACTTGATCGCAAGATATTCATCAGTTGTTAACACAACTCCATAATGTTGCATCAAAAACATACTACGATCTGGTGTCGTCAAATATGGTAGTTCATCATTATACTTGTATATCTCACCAAGCTTATCTGCACGCCAGGCATCTGTCTGAGGTAGATAAAAATCATTTGATGATTCTTTTCCTGGCATTCCAACTTTTCCTATATCATGAAATATAGCAGATATTATCATGCTTTGCTTTGGTAACCTCCAGTTATTAGCAGTGTTTTGCGTCATCAAATTTTTAAGAACTCTCAATGAATGATCAATTAGTCCTCCTGGAAAACTTGCATGAAAATCTCTCTTTGCAGATGCTGGACATAATGCCAGACGTTCGCCAAGATCATTTACCATTGCTAGCGCTGGAGCTGAACGATCACCAAGTTTTTCGAGTAAGGAACACATTCGGTTCCAATTTTTTTCAATTTCTTCAGGAGTTAATGATGTAGGAGTTGATGATGACATGTACAGATCATATACTTTATGTCACTTGTGTACAATTAAGTTTCTCAACTTTTAATATGAATTTTTGAACGTATCCATCGATATTTACACTATCGATCTTTAAAATCGTTTCAATATGTTCTTCCGGTACATCAAGAAACAACCCATCATGTAACAAGAATAGAGGTTTAACATTTGATGCTCTCAATGAGAGTTCATTCACAATTTTTGAAAAACCTAATAATGCAACATCAGCGCCAGTTGATTGTGCATAATAATTGATCATAATGTGATCTAGTGGTTCATCAATTACAACATGGCGACCATAACGATTAACAATCTTTCCCGTTTCAACAAATTGTTTTTTCACACGTTTTAACAATTCTGCAGTATTGAAATATGTCTTTACTTGTTTAACAAATACATTAAGTTCTTTTCCACTAAGACCCAAAACTTTTCCAAGAGCAGTTTTTGAACTACCATATAATTCAGAAATCACTGCTGCTTTTGCTGCTTTTCTTGATACACCTTTTCCAAGCTCACGTGCAATCATTCCATACAAATCTGGATCTTCACATCGTTTGCCAGCTTCATACAATAATACCCTTGCCTCAAGAGCAGCAAAATCTATGCACATTATGCATCCATTTATAGTTGATGGAACAATAATATCACGATATTCCTTTTTTAACGTCATGATGTTTGGACCATCAGTAACTGTTAATCGTCCTGTAAGAGCTCCAAAACGATCATAAACTATCTTTTCAGCAAGCCCATATTGATCTGGACGAAATGTTTTTACAGTTCCCATAGTCGGAACGCAAGCGTCAATAATGGCCCTCCATTTAACATTATCTATAGTTGCTTGTTTCAGTGACCTAATGACACCATTTCCGGGCACCCAGCAACTCCTGTAATAACTCATTGGTATGTTATCAATGGCAACAACCACGCTATTAACAAGATTTTTCATGAAGGCGCGGTGGGCTGATTGTGGCATTAAGTGTTGCCAGGGCAACACGTCAGATTCTTCTGTAAACTTCTTCATAGAGTTCACAAATTTTTCAGGAGGAGATATTTCGATTGTTTTGCCTGCCAACCTGAGAACAGTATCTAAACACCAATCACTTTCTTGTTTGATGTTTCCTGATAAGTGCCACGTATTTTGTGGTACGGTTGACAACCATACAAATCCTGACTCTTTACATAATAGATGTTTTTCAGTTCCAAGAACTGTCAAATCTATACAAAACGAAGTATTCACCACATGTTAACTTAAATCATGTGATTGTATTTCTACAATTGAATCATTTTTTCTTTGCAAGATTTTCCTTTTTATCTTTATCTTCCTGAACTTTAGTATTGCTCTCATAAATTTTTGATATTGTTGGAGCGCCTTCAAATTTACCATATGCATCATAAAATGTCAGCGTCAAATTTGATTCAAATTTTCCTTGTGAAATTGTGTGAGTTAGTCCAGTGAGACCATAGATGTTATCAACAATTGTTCCTG